ATACCAACATTCCCATTTGATTGCACATTAAAGTTAGCGTCTGTTGTGCTGATCTTACCGCTTGTAATAGCTTCATTAGCTATATGAGCGTTGTCGATACTACCATCTACATAGTGTTCGCTGTCTATAGAATCGTCTGCTATCTTAGTGCCGTCTACTGCGTCTGCACCAATCTTACTACCAGTAACTGAACCGTCAACGATCTTAGTACCGTCTACTGCGTTTGCAGCTATCTTAATAGCAGTAACTGCACCGTCTGTTATTTTCGTGGTTGATACAGTACCGTCAGTTATCTGACTACCTTCCAATGAACCCTCAAGCTGTAAAGATACAGACGCAAACTCACTGGCTTCTTCGGCCAGATAACGGGTGTGTCGATAAGCTCTGTCTAGTTCGGCTTCAGTTAACACCGAGCCGTTTACAAAATCCACAAGGTCATCATTAGGTTGACTCTTCCTACGAACCCTCACCTTTTCGCCTCCACTAGCTGCTATGTTTAATACAACCTTTTGCTCTGGGGATGTTGTTATAGTAAAGTCGCTTGGAAGTTTTTCTATACTGTTGATATAAACCTTAATATGTTCGTCCTCTAAGTACGGAAAGTTAAAAGCAAAGTCTGTTTGTCCAGCTGTTGCGGTGTAGTCTACGTAGGTGTTAGCCATGATGATATATATTATTAATTATTGAGAGAGAAGAGCAAGTACATCTTCACGGGATACGCCACTTCTTACATCGCTTTTAACTTGTTGTTGTAATTGCATTATTTCAGGAAACTCACGAAGCATTTGATTTTTCGCTGCTTTTTTATATCTACTAAGTATTCTATTAATGTATTTAACACGCTCACTAGGAAGTCCTACAAATGATGTGGGGTCTAAGGAACGGTATCTTTTATCGTTGATTAGTTTAGTAAGAGCTTGTCTCTGAGTAAGACCGTTAAGAACAATTTTAGATTGTAAGTCTAGCATTCTATCATAAGCACTTCTACCGTTTGATCCTGTGTACTCAGTAAGTTCTATAATACCCTCTATTTTGGTGCTTGGAGTAGAGAATCCATGTGCCACATTAGCTAGTTCTTTTGCAACTTTATCGTCTTTATCAAAACCCCAAGATAGCGGGTTAAAAGGATTCAGTACGCCAGCTACTCCTTCAAAGTATTGCTTAACTACAGGCTCACCCAAGGGGTTTCTTTTTAAGTCTAAGTCCATTCCGGGAATACGTTTTAATACAACGTCTGCAAACCCACGGGCTTCATTCATATGTTGATCTCCTGTTATAGAAGAACCTTGAGGTATTATGTTAGGAATGAACCCACCAGCTATGCCTCCAGCGTATTTACCAAATGTTCCCTCACCGCTTAAAGTTTTAATAAACTTATTAACACCTGCTAGGTATGATTTATCGGTTACATTCCTTACACCTAACTCAAAAGTCACAGCCATTAATTTATCAAGGTCATCACTATTTGCTGCTGTTAATTTATTATCATCGGAAAGTTCTTTAGCGTCTGCATATATACCTATGACTGTAGCAAGTGGGTCTAATCTTTGATAACTAACCCATGTATCGCCTATTTTTATACTGTACGGAAGTTTACCTGAAGCCATCCAAGCTTGCTTTTGTTTGTAATCAGTTGGACCACCGCCAGTTATGTTATCTCCGAAGTTATTTACAGCGTAAAACAAAGAAGCATTCAGTATTGTACCTGTTGCGACCTTACCTCTAGCTTCCGCTCTAGCTATCCTATCAGGTGAGCCGTCTGGTTTTGTAGCATTTAACTGCTCTAGTATTGTCTTCCTGTATTCCTCAGACCCTTTTAAACCTCCTTGTAGTGCTTCTATTCTCTGCCTGTATCCGGGCTCTAATGTAGCCCACGCCTTGGAAGCTCTAGCTTTATCTATAACAGCTCTAGCTGGTGCTGATATCCTATCGTAGGAAAACTTTAATATGTTAGTAGGAGTGCGAACAAACGGAGCAACTAAAAAACCGCCCGGAGTAGCAGTAACTAAATTTTGCACTTTCTGACCTAATGGTCCTAATTGACTTGAGAATGTAACTTCTTCGGCAGCTCTGATGTTTGGGTCAATCCAGTTTTTAGTTAATGCTTCTAAAGCAGCTTCATCGTTTAAACTTCCTTCAATCAAACCTGCTTCCCTAGCTTTATTTAGTTTGTTTGTTTTTTCAGTTCTAACATAATCAGCTATTGCTTTTTGTCTAGCAGCAGGGTTTTGAAATGGCCCTTGAACTACTTCTTGTGCTTCTCTAAACAAAGCTCCTTCTGAAAAGTTTCTGTTTGACCTAGTTACTAAAGCTTCAAACGTATCGTGTACATACTCAGCTACTTTATCAGGGTCTCTCAATCCTAGATCGTAAGCTTTAAGTTTTAGTTCTGATAACGCTCTACCTTTATATTGGATAAATTTATAGAACTGATCTACGGATGTATTAAATCTATTAGGGAAACGAATAACGTTACCAAACCAATCAATAGATTCTTTCAGCCCGTCGCTCATTCCTGTGTCTCTTAGTAATTTCTGTACATTATCCCCCGTTATAGAACCTATACTAGACTTAGAATTTTCAACAAACGCAGAACCAGCATCACCTATAAATTGGTCTCCTGTTTCCCAAGCATTTAGTAAAAACTTCCAAGCATCCATCAAACTTGCAGTTTCCCCCCATTGGTTTGCGACGGCTCGTCTAGTAGCTTCGTCAGTACTTACCCAACCACCTACACCTCTCTCAAAGTTCTTCCACACATTAGATAAACCAGTTCCTAGGGCATTGATAGTAAGTGTACGTGGCCCCCACATCAGTGAGTTTTTATAGTACTCTTGTACCATATCCATCATCTTACCTCCGTGACCTCCTCTGACTTGTTTGTTAACACCTATAAGCGTATTAAATAAATCGTCCCCTCCATTCTTCTCTGCGATCAATATGCCTTCTACTATTTGATCCATAGACAGTCCTCCTTTTTTATTGAGGAACTCTTCACGTACTTGTTTATTTTGAAGTTCGTCCGTAGATAAACTCATCTTAGTACGCATCTGCCTACTTTTTAAACCCCTACCAAAACCACTAGCTAAACTTGAGTGACCTGCTTGTATATGCAACTGCTGCTCCATAAGCCCTTTCAACCTAGCTTCTACTGCTTGTAATTCATCAGGGTTTAACTTAGCTTTAGACTCCTTAAAATTCTTTGCTGCGTTTATTATCTCTTGACCGTTAGCTTCCATCAACTCTTGCATAGCAGCCATGCGACTCATTACCCTGTTTAGAGTTACAGTATCTTTAGCAGCTTGTTCTACAAACTGATCTAACACAGTTCCATCAGCTCCCACGAGATCGGCAAACTCAGCTAAACCTCCTTCTTCAAGGTTTTCCTTAGTAAGTTTTTTTATTGCTGTGCCTTCCTCTAACAACTTATCAGCTACAGCATCTTGTAAGGCAGCTAACTCTCCAGTAGTCATGCCATCTTTCAGTTTAACTAAATCCTTAACAACGCCTTTGACGGCAGCCTTGCCTCCTATACGCACTCCTTTAGCTGTAGCTTGCTCTAAGAAACTATCTACGGTTTTATTAAACTCAGGCATCTCTGAGAACTTACGTAAAAACATAGGTCTTTCATCGAATGCACCTGCTCTTTGTTTTACAATATTTCTTTGAGATAAAAAGTCGTTAAATATTTTTCTTTGTTGGCTTATTCCTAATTTAGATTTTATAGAAGCAAACAAGTCCTTAAGTATGATAGCTATGTCTCTAGCGATACCTCTAAATGTCCTATCAGTTCCCCTATCAAACTCTCCCTTAGCGGATCGAGCTAAAAACTCATCAGTCATTAACTCAGCGAAATATTCATCTATGTTCCTAAATCTGTAATTATCATCGCTGAAACTTTGCTCTGTTAAGAAGTTATGCAATTCATCGGGTACTTCACCCTTTTTAATAGTAGGTACTTTAAGTAAATCTTTTAACGTATCACCCTCTATAGCGTCATCAATTTCAACACCAAAGCTTTTAATATATTTAATACGTTCTCTTTTAAACTCTTTTGTTAGTTTACTTAAATCCCCTTCAGGGAAGTACCTACTCAAACTATGCCACAGCTCGTGTATAGCGACTCGTTCTAAACCTCCATTTTCTACGACATCCCTTCGCAACTGAACTACATTTGTAGCCCATTGATAACGCCCTTGTGCTTTAATTCTTTTTGTTACAGATATGCCAACATCAGAAAACATTCTTTGTCCTAGTACGTCTATAAATTTCTCTACCTCCTCTGCTCCTTCAATGTCATTCCCAAGAGCGAATTTCTTAACCAGTCTCTTTTTTAAAACATCAGCACCTTTAGGCTGGAAAGCCTCTAAACCTTCATCTGGGTATGTCTTAAAAGGACTAGGGGTAACCGCTCCTTGTAGGTCGTCATCTATTAACGCCATAGCTTCATCAAAGCTGTCTACTAAATCCGGATTCGATCTAAGCTTCACTCTTAAGTCAGGCATATCTGAAAAAGCCTCACCCTTGAAAGCGGAGTTCTCAAATTTAGTTATAGCTGCTTTTAAAGCTGGCGGGATATCAAAGTCTTTATATATGTTAGGATTATTTATTACCTCATTAACGGCTTGCGATGGATAATCAAAACCCAACCAACCCTCTCTATTTAATGCTTTTAAGAAATTCTGATAAGGTTTAGGAAAATCTCCAACAGCTTCCATTACGGTTTCGTGAGTAGCATCCTCATCTAAGTGAAAGTCCCACTCGTCCATAACATTCTCCCTAAACTCCTCAACATACTTAGGTCCATTTGGATTAAAGTCAGGTAAGTCCGAATAAGCAGCCACTCCATCTTGGTAATCAAAAGTAGCGGATATCACTGCATCTTCTTTATTAGCCCCTGCTTCCAATTCCTTGATGTACCTCTTGCTTGCTTTTAATCCAGAAGAAAACAATTTGAATAACGACCCTACACCAGCGTCTATCATCACTCCCTCCAATACATTCTTCATTCTACCCTCTAACTCAGAGTCGTCAGGGTCTGCTGCTAAGTATTCAGTAACAGCGTTATTAAGAACAGGGCTATCTACTTCTTTTAATAAGTTAGATAATCTTTCTTGTTGCCCGTCAAAAGCTACAAAGTTAGTGGCTACATCAGTCGCTAAATATCCTTTTGCATTTAAATCAGTAAACTTACCCGGCTTCTTACCTTTAGTTAAAGCTTTAGTTAACTTACCTGCTTTACTTAAACCTTTACCTATAAAGCCAAAAGGCAAAGCGTACTGAACAATACCTGCACTTAATTCACCTGCTAATGTTTTAGGTCTAGCGAAGAATCGTTCCTCATCCCAATCTGGTAGTGTATCGAATGATAGAAAGTCTCCTAAGTTATAAGCACCATGAGCCATATCTTCTAAACCCGCAGGGACACCCGCTAAAGCATCGAGCATATAGTCGTCAACACCGAACTCTTTAGTCTCGCTTGGGTTGTATTCTAACTTAAAATTTTCTAACTTCATGTGTTATTATTTTTTGTAAATACTTTGAGAAAGTTCGCCTTGTTTTTTAATGAAATCAGTTAATAACTTTTCATCTTGTTCGTTACCTTCTTCTAATTCAACATCATATAGAGCTTCAAATAAAGCTTGTTCTTCTGGAAACGCTTCAGGTTCCGTTGTTGATATTTCAATAAGACGATCTTTAGATATTAAAGGGTAAACCTGTGATAATTCTTTTAAGGCTTGTTTATTTATCCGTATGTTTTTTGTGATGGGTTCTGTAGCTGGCAACCTAACAATAGCACCTACCCCACCAAAGCCTGTTCGAGTTACGTCTTTGTACCCTTTTTGTTGTGCTTGTTTAAATGTCATCCGCACCGTATCGGAAGGCTTACCTCCAAATTTTATAGGAACACTTCCGTTCTTTATGTTTTGAGCTGTGTATAAACCTTCAGCTAGTGTGTATAAAGCTATTTTTCTTTGAGCCGTTTGCTGCTCTTCTGGGGTCGCTTTATTAGATTGTATTGTATTTAACGCTTCCCCTATTTTTCCTGTTTCATCTAATTTTTTTATTATCTCATCTGTATCCCCGCCTAACCGCATCACCTGTTCTAAATCAGTAAATTCAGTAAAACCCATAGCGAATTGTGCTTTTCGTTGTGTACCTTTTAAACCAAAACCATACAAATCACTAAGTTTCTCAGTAGGCTCAACGAAAGACATTCCTGTAGTGCCTTCTTTTTGACCAGTATCTTCAGCTATTTCTATTTTAAGTTTTAACTCAGGAGCTTCTGTAAATAATCTTTTTTTAAATTCTTCTAAGTATATTCTGTCCCAAGCTTTCATATTATCTACTTGATCTTTAAAATTAGAAGATATTACTTCCTCACCCTCTACATTCCTAAATGTACCCGTGCTGATCTCCTCCATCTTCAATGCTCTTTTGTTATATATTTCAGCAATTAAATTATTTGAGAGAGTTTCGTATTTAGGGTCTAATATATATTTACCATTTAACGTGTCTTCCTTGGCGTAACTACCTTTAAAATCTTGCAGTATAGATTCATACCCAAACTTAAAAGAATTTGGGCCTTTATTAATTTCAGCTCTGCCATAATTCTCTCCGAACTGAATGTACTTAAAGTCTTTTGGTAACTCTAAACTTTTAAGAGCATTTTGTACTACAGACACACCACTCGATCCTCGTACTAAAATATTATTAGATTTCTGGAGCTTTCCTAATAAGTAGGTTTCTGCGTCTTTTGTTGTTTTTATAATAGTACCATCTTTCGCTGTGTATCCAACCTTCGGGTTAGTTCTAATAGCTAATCCTATATCTACAGCTAACTCATCATATTCCCTAAGTTCTAATTTAGAATCAGCCACTAGACGAGCGTCGCTTGCAAGTTCCATATCGTCTAAGGTCTGTGTTAACTTAGCTTCTTCAGCGGAGTACATACCAAACACATCATCATCTGCTGTCTCAGGGTCTCCCATTTTAGTAGTACCTGCTTTAAAGTTAGCAGTATACTCTTGAAACTTCCTAGCTGCTTCAAAGTTTCCACGACTAGCGTGTAATACAATAACTTCTTTCCTTAATGCAGATAACTCACTAGGTATTAAAGAACCTTCATTACTAGACCACCATTCGTTTATCGATTCCGGGTCTGCTATTTCGTTGTTAACTAAAGTGGAGGCATTAAATAAAACAGACTTACCCGCACGTTTAACTTCTTCCCTTGCTTGTGCTGTAGCTAAAGTGTCGTGACGCAAGGTGTATCGTCTTGTTGTTTCCCTTATAGCTCCTTCAAAACCTTCGTTAACAAAAGTACTTTGTAGAGAACCGTATTGATTGCGTAGATTATCTTTAACACTAGCTATAAGTTCATTAGCATCTGCATCCGCATTAGCTGGGTCTTCTACTTGAGCCTTTAACTGCCTTTCGTAATCGTCATGCAATAACGCCCCTACGGCTTGTAGCTTCCTCTTCTGATTTAACGGAGAAGTCAACCAGCCCATAGCTCCTCGACGCACTTGTTTATCAAGCTCGCCCTCCGTCTTCTTGAGCATGGCTTGTATTTCCTCTGGGCTTTTACGGCTTAACTCTTGTTCAAATAACTGTGCTTCTTGTTCTGCTGCTTGTCCGTATTGCTGTAATATTTGTTGGCTTGTATTTAAAGTCTTAGCTAAGTCCAACAACTTATTACTTTGAGGAACTTGTACAGGAGCAGCCCTTACTTGAGCAACTGCGTATTGACCTGCTCGTTGAATGGTAGGCTGAATACCGGGAACTGCACCCCCTAAGCCTTGTACTTGTACTCGTTCTCTAGCCATAATTATCTACGTGTTATGCCCGGTATATAATAACCACCAGTATATGTTTGTCCTGTTGATCCCAACTTAGTCGTAGATGAAGTATAATCCTTTAAAGCTCTAGTACCTCCGCCCCCACCGCTCAACGACCTTCCAGATATATATCCTTGAAGACCACCACTAGCTACGCTTAACACATCAGATATGCCGAGTCCTCTAGGACGTATTGGTTCTGCTATAGGTTGGTTAATACCGATAAGACGTTGTTGAGAAGCTAGTCCGATTTGTTCAAGTCCAAGTCCTGTACCTACTCCACTGAGTGCTTGTTGACGAAGTAATGCACTGCGATAGCCAGCTTCTTGTCTCATGTAGTCGCCCATTAAAGCGTCAACCGAAGCTCCCGCTACACCTGACTCACCTGCTGATACTCTAGCTCTAGCAAGTGCTGCTTGTGATTTAATTCCTACTTGTTCTAACTCACGTCCCACAGCTTCTTGCTCTTGTGCTTGACGCATACGAAGTGATGTTTGTTCTTGTAATGACCTCTGCCGTTCCGCTGCTGCAGCTTGTGCTTGCATACGACGCTGCATCTCATTCTGTTGAAGCTGTGCTTGGTACTGTGCCTTAGCTTGCTGTTGTTGACCTACGGCTTGAGCACCAGCTGACGCTGCCCCCATAGCTAAACCTGCCCAACCTAATGATACTGGATCGCACATAATATAATTACTTCCTCTCTAATACAAATGACAGATACCCTTGGAACTGACAATCCTGAAACTCAGCACCTAACCACTCCAACCATTTAATACTCAGCTTGTTACTACGCATAACGAAGTTAGTCAGGTAATCAAAGCCGTCTAACAATCCTTCCATACGTTCCACTGAGTTTTTAATAAAGAACTTCTTAATCGTAGGTAATCTTCTAGTACCTAATAACCAAGCACTTCCGATATTAGTACCTTTGATAGGAGCTACTCCGAAGGAACAGTATAAGTTATTCATCTCATCTTTCACACTGTAGCACTTACTAGAACAAGAGTAAGACATATAGACCGCATCTCTAGGGTGATGATTTAAGCCGAGTATCTCTAGCATATCATCCTCCCGTAAGTCATCGTATAAATTAGCTGCATCCATATCGAGCTGTGCGTCGTCTATTCTAAGCTCCATATCTTCTACTCCTTGGTATGAACATCGATTCAAACTCAGCACCTAATAACTTAACTGGTAACGCACTATCACTTTTAACTTCGATAGTAGCTTCATTAGGTTGTGCTTGTACAGGAAATCTGAAGTGTCCGTTCTGTGGTGTGAATTGATTAAGTGTCAAGTTGGCTCCTACGATATCAGGATTAAAAGCGTAGCTGTATTTATCTCTGTACTTAGGAGTTACTTCAACAGTAAAGTGTCCAGTATCTGCGTAGTCAATACTACCGTTACGGATTGTTTGATAAGCGTAGTCAGATGCACTACGACCACCTCGTTCCGTTGGTTGCTTTAACGTTTGATTGGAGAACCTGTACAACATACTGTACGGCTTACCTGCAAAGAATGGAGTAGAAGTAAGATCACCACTAACCGTACCTGCTGAACTAGACGTACGAGTGAAGGGTGTGTTATGACCGTTCTTCGTGTATATAGCTACATTAGTAGGATCATAAGGGAAACCACTTATAGTAGTAGTCTTAGCAGCAGCATCGTAGCTAGTAGTCAAAGCACTACCGTCTACCTTACTATCAAGATACAATGTATAATCTAAGTCAGTGTCTGTTATACCGTCTTCAAGAGTAAGTTTCTCTAGATGCAAACCGTCAGTGTCTGCTGTTATTAAATGCAACTCACTGTCGATAAAGTCAAAGCCTCTAACATCTCGTTCAAAGGTAAACTTCATCCAAGCACTTTGTACCTTCTCCTTATTACTCCAAAAGTATTTATACACAAACAAAGTCTTAGGGTCTTTAGATGTACCTATAACAATAGTATTCTCAGACTGTGAACCTACTATCCTATTTACATCAGATGTAATATACTTAGGTACTTGTTGTGTTATCTCTTCAGCGTTAAACGTCTCAGTATTGTTATCAACAAAGTATTCATATACTCCTTCAAAGTCTTTTCGTTTAAATGGGAAGTATATATAGTTACCTAGTGCTACAGGTTGTATACCATCTGATAGATCGTACTCAGTTACAGGAGATATAGCTACAGTCTTAGGTGATAACACATCTGCTCCACGGAGTACAAACTGTGAGCCTTGACTGAATAACATTAGCTTTTCTTGAAAGGGTACAGCGTGTTCTAGTATAGCTACCTTTGTATGGCTTAGTCCTACATCTATAACTGCACTGTCTAGTAACTGCTGTGTAGTGGTACGGAAGAAGTTAAAGTACTCATCTGCTTCGGAAAAGATAATGTTGCTGTCTGTAAGTATACCTAAGCGATTCTTAAAGAAGAAGATGTCTCGTATCTGTTTACCGACGAACGAAGGGAATGGATTGGTGTTGTCGTCTCCCGCTGATCTAGCTGACCACCCACCTCGCCTGTTTCTATCAGTAGGACCGTAGTAGAATGTACCCGACTTCCAAGTTAAATAACCAACCGTAGCGTTTGTGTCTACATTCCCATCTACCTCCGTCCATACATTTTCCCAATCAGCTCCTAGTCCGGGTTTATTAGAGTTAGTAGCTCTGTGATTTTTGTCTAAACGATAATAATTGTTATTAGTTTTTACATATAACAAAGCATTTGGGGAAGATAACCTAAAGTCTGTTATAGTATTTCCATTAAAGTAGGGAACAAGAGTAACAGGCATAGTACCGCTTGCTAACAAAGTATCTATACCTTCTAACGCACTTGTTTCTGATTCATCCTGATAATAACCAACGGTCTCTACCCAACTTCCTTCACCAAAATCTCCTTTATCTTTAGTAGAGAATCGTACATAGTAATCGTCTTGGTCGATGTCTGCGTCGCCTATTACTTTAACAGGACCGAATCCATTGTAACATTTAACTGGTAACTCCGTGATGCTGTTTACTTCTCTGTATATAACACCCAACGCTTGCCCTCCAAGACCGTCTTCCACTCTTATTTTAAATGGACCCTCTGTGCTTTTAAGTTTAATAACAGAATCAATAACGCTTGCTTGGAAACCTCCATTCGTAAATACTTGTGTTGTTATTTGAACTGGATCAGTATTAACATTTGTAGAAGAGTTGAAAGTAGCAGGTGGTATGTAATAACGGGAGTCTGTTTGGTCTGTAATAGCCGTCCATCCTTCCCACCTGTTACCATTTTTCATCCAGTCAAATCTCCAGTTTCTTTCAGATACTCTGTACGAAATAAATACTGGATTACTTGGATTAAAATTATTACCTCTTTTTATATTTCTGGCTGAAGTTATAACACCTTTAGTGACCACTAATTCAGCCGATGCAGTAGCTGCTCCCGACTGCGTTATGAAAGCTTCTAGTTTTAATTCTTTCTTGTATTCCGAACCGTAGTTTGTATCACCCGTATATCGCGATTTCTCATATACCCCCGTGGACCTACCGCCCAACCAACCATCACCTAAAGCGGAAGGAGTAGCGTTGATCGTTATAGATGATAAACCAGAGTTTGTATTAACTACATGTTCGTCTATACAACTGAACAAGTCTTTAGCTATGTGTTCAGTATCTGCGTATACACCAGAACGAGCACCCCCACCAGAAGGACCACTCATATAAGTACTGGGTAAAACTGTTCCTGTGTGATTCGTCCAATAAGTATCGGTATATATGTGATGATTCTCTAACGAAGTAGCAGGTTCTACTAATTTATCATCTACATATATGCTGTAAGATTTCTCGTAGTCCCCTAGTTTAACAACAACAAGAGCCTCATCGGGCGGTACTTGCGACTTCAACTCAGCAGCTTCACTCCGTTCTATAACTTTATTCTTATTAACAAGGAATGTATAGTCCGCTACTGTCAGTGCTCGTAAGTCGGCTAACGGATTAGCTACTCCACCTAACGATGCTTGTCCTCCTAAGCTCAGATAACTGTTAGCTATAGAAGTCACAGCTATCGATACTTGTGTGCCGTCTCCTGTGTTAATAACACCTACACCACCTAACGATACAGCTACACAGTATTGATTCTGCTCTGATCGTTTAACGAAGTGTGTAAATAACTTATCAGCATTAGTACTACTGCTATCTATCTTCTTCGTATATTCAGTAGGCGGACGCTTTACCAACCCCTCAACTACAGTAGCCCAAGCATTAATCTGTTCATCGCACTGACCGGGGAACCTGAGATTGTCAGGCTGTTGTGATACGCCCTGTGCGAGATTCGGAACACTGTTTACTAACAGAGGCATATATCTATTATCTATCTAAAACTCTAAGTACGCTGTAGTGGTCGAAGATTGTACGATCAGCATTCTCAGAGTCGCTGTCTATCGCACGTGCTTTAGCTTCTATCTCATCTCTTAAAGCAAAGCCTTCTATCTCTCTACTACCTAAGAATCTATTAGCAAAGATACGAGCTGATTTAACTGTGATGTAATGTCGGAACTGCTCAGGCAATTCTGTGAAGTCCAACTCAAAAGTGATGGAGGCTTTAACCTCCTTAGTCCATACATCCGTGTGTTTCTTTCTATCGTATAGAATAAGACCACGCTGTACTGGATCGCTGTCTGTATAAATTTCTGGGTCTAAGTCTACTCTAAGCGTGTTGCTTGGTAAGTTAATCTTAGATGCGGTATCTGGAGAGAGTGGATACTCGTGCTCCGTATTAAAATGCCAACCCTCTGACTGTATAGCTTTACTAGTTTCGTCGAGGACTGCTTCGGCTTGGACGACTGATACGGGTACTGCTGTACCTCCTAACGTATTAACAGGAGCTTCCCCGATAACACTGATCATTGTATTTACTGCGTTTAGTTTAGTCGTCAGAGCCATGATAAATATAAATATAAAAATACTCAGTGAGGGGAGCGGAACTAATCCAGACCTCCCCAACACCGAGAGAAGAGTTACGCTACAAGTTCGATAGCACACTCAGGACGGAGAACTCCGTGACCCATTGCGTACTTAGCAACGAACAATGTACCTTGACGCTCAATCTGATATTCAGACTCAGTAGCAAGATCAAGCAACTTAACGGTTCCTACAGCAGCAGAGTGAGAAACGATTCCCAAGCTGTTACGGAAGTCTCCGTTGTATCCTACTCCACCAGCTTTAAACACATCATTAGCAGACGATCCGTCTCCAGAAGAAACAGCTGATAAGTCAGTTGATGGGATGTGGTTGGATTTGTAGATGTTGATGCCAGCAATCTGAGGTATCGATCCAGAAGCAAGACTTCCTTGACCTCCGATGTCAGAGTTAATAGCAGAAACAAGGGAGAAGCTATTGGAGCTGTCTGCACCTGTTACTAACTTGTAATACTCTTGTGGGCGAAGAACGCAGAAACGACCGTCACTAGGAACGTCATTCTCGTCAAGCTTCTGAGCAGCGGTAAAGAAAGCAGCTACGAGGTCAGCACCAGTAGTAGCAGCAACAGTACCCGGAGTATCAGGAGCTGAGAAGTCGTTATTAGCTACGTCAAGCTGTCCGCCTGCTTTGTTAACTTGAACCGGAAGATTCGCAGTATCACGAGCAGCAGCGACGAACACTTTAGCAAGAGCAGTATCGAAACGAACAGCAAGAGCCTTACCTAACTCGTTAGCGTAAACGCTGCGGATGTCGTAGTGGTTCTTTACGTCGTCGATGTTAGCTAAGAAGGTAGAAGCAACAAGCATCTTATCGATGGTGATGATCTTTTCTGTCTTAGCGATGTCACTTAAGTAGCTGTTACCACCGTCAGCAATGTTCTCGCCGGGAGTGTGGTAGTTAGCTGAAGCAATGCCAGTTACAGGGAACTGTGCAGACTTACCGCTTTCGATTGTTCTGATTGTGTGTAGTGCTTTGAATACGTTAGACTCGTCAAAGGTTTGCAAAATCTCTCCAGAAAACTTCTTGAGAAACAAAGCATCGTTATCCGATCCACCTTCAATAAGACCTACACGACTTGGGGATGTATTTCCATTTGCCATAATATATGATCTCCTATGTTAATTAATTGTGAATATATGTGTGATGATTACCAGTGACTTTCACATCTTTCGTCTTCACAGGATTGTCCTCCGCAGAGGGTCGAGGGACTAGTTGTTGCTAGTTGTC